GTCTGATTGGGTTTCAATCATCATAATGAGCTGCCGTTGTGCAGCGGCATTTTTGGCAAAACGGTGGGAATTGACCCCAGACGATTACATGAAGGCGGCCCAACTTGCCGCCACCTGTCGGAATGAGCGGTTGCCCTATGTGCTTGGGTTTTTGGAACAGGCAGGATTCCATATCCCCACGGTTCAGGCAGAGCCGCAAGCGGCCCTTGAAGGCCCCATTGATTGTGGGCTGATTCAAAAGCTGATGGATGCGGCGGGGATCAGTCAGGAAGAGCTTTCCCGCCGAACAAACATTTGCAAAGCGTCTTTGAGCTGTTACAGGCGTGGGATTTGCAAGCCATCCCGTGAACGGTATCAAATTATTATCAGCGCATTAACCTGATATGTTGATTGAGAAAAGCATCTGAAAGGGTGCTTTTCTTTTACTATTTTTTAGAAAGGGGCTGGCCCTGTGAAAAATGCGGATTATTGGCGGGGCCGGTTTTCTATTCTGGAAGATACCGCCTTCAAACAGTCTGAACAATCCATTCAGGCCGTTGAACAGATGTATTTGGAAGCTGGGCGGTCTGTTCAGAAGGAAATTGAAGCGTGGTATGGCCGCTTTGCGGTGAACAATCAGATCAGCCTTGCCGATGCCCGGAAGCTCTTGACCACCGGGCAGCTTGAAGAATTCCGCTGGACGGTGGATCAGTACATTCAGGCCGGGGAAAAGGCCGGTTTGGATCCCACTTGGCTGAAACGCCTTGAAAATGCGTCTGCCAAGGTTCATGTTTCCCGGCTGGAAGCTGTTCAGATGGAGATTCAGCAACAGCTTGAACTTCTGTATGGGAACCAGGTGGATGAAATGGATTCCCTGCTGAAGAAAGTGGTGGGGAACGGCTACACCCACACGGCCTTTGAGATTCAGAAAGGCATTGGCCTTGGGTGGGATATGACCGGCTTGAACCAACAGAAACTTGAAACCTTAATTTCAAAGCCGTGGACAACTGACGGGCGTACTTTTCGGGATCGCTGCTGGGTGAACAAGGCGGAATTGGTTGACAGCGTTCATAAAAATCTGGTTCAAGGAATGTTGCGGGGGGACTCCCGGGAAAAGACCATTCAGGCCATTCAAAAGCAGTTTGGGGTTTCCCGGTATAAGGCAAGGCGGTTGGTTCATACGGAGACCAGTTATTTCAACGCCCAAGCCACCAAGGAAGCATACAAGGATTTGGATATTGAAAAAATTGAAATCCTTGAAACGCTGGATTCCCGTACTTGTTCGGTTTGCGGGGGCCTTGATGGAACGGTGATCCCGCTGGCCCAATACGAACCCGGTGTGACCGTTCCACCTTTCCACCCGAATTGCGTTTTACCAGAAACAAGGATAGCTTCCCCAGATGGAGAAGCTATCCTGCAAAGTGATTATTCAGGTGAGATAATTGAGTTCACTACTGCCAATGGCAGAAGATTGAGCGTCACCCCGAATCATATAATGCTTACATCTTGTGGATGGGTTAGAGCCAAGAATCTTATTCAGGGAGATCAAGTAATCTACTATCGCGGATGGGATGAACTCATAGTTGAATCCGACCCAGCACATGACGATTGTATACCCACTGTTGAACAGCTTTTTACTTCGTTCCTCAAATCTGGCACCATGTCGCCCGTAAGCGTGCCAACCACCGCCAAAGACCTCAAGGGCGATGCTATCGAAAATGGCAAAGTCAATGTTATATTTATCAACAGCCTTTTGCGGAATAAACTTGACTCCTCTGTTGGTAAGTTCTTCAGCGATTTGCCGCTCATAAGGGCTTCTGAATTGGGTGAAGGTGCGCTCTCTGGAAATTGCTCTTTGGCACAGTTCCTTGTGGGTATAGGTCTTACCTCTGATGGCGTTATGGGCGGCTTGAACGTTGCTGACATTCTCCTCACGGGTTCGATTACACATCATCAATTGGTTAGCTTCCGCAGAGGATCTCATTACAACACCCGCATCCAGCAAACGGCGCTTAATGACCGTTTTAGCAACGGAAAACCGTCTGGCAATTTCATTGACGCTGTTGCCGGAAATATACAAGGCGATAATTTCATCCATGGGGAGTTCTTTTCTGGCGTTGGGCTGCCTGATCGGGATTCCGGCTTCGTTCAGAATGCGAACAACGGGCTTCCGGGTACAGCCAAAGATATTTGTGATTTCTGCAACGCTTTTCCCGGAGTTATAGAGCTTGATAACATCATCGGGGTTAATAGACGATTTTTTACCGGCCATGTTTATGACATCTCCTCTCAATCCACATTATACCTCTGCAATGGGTTTTTATCAAGTAATTGCCGGGGAACCACTTGCCCCTATTATGACGATATGGACGGGGAAAGAATCGCCCGGAACGCTGAAGGGGAAGTGTACTATGTCCCGGCCAATATGAATTATCAGGCGTGGAAAGCGGCCTTTGTGGACGGTGGAGCCAAGGACGGTTTGACACCCGTCTTCGTAGATGCTATATTAAAGTTTACAGAAGCAGAACAATGGGCTCTTAACGAATACATCAGTAGTGGAAGCTATAAAATCAATGCGCCGTTAAGGAATGGAGACCCATTAACTAAGGAACAACGGGCAATGGCGGATGCCCTTGATTCTGCACTGAAAAAGATGCCTGTTTATGAGGGAACGGTCTATCGCTCAATTTGCAGTGATATGATAGTAGACATTGATGAATTTTGGGAGATGCATATGGTTGGGACAGAAATGACATATCCGGCATATACATCTTCTGGAACAAAAATATTTGATGAATCGATGGACATTCAAATGGCTATCTATAGTAAGACGGGGCGGGATATACGGAAATATAATCCAGGAGAATATGAGATTTTGTTCCCCAGAAATACAAAATTTCGAGTAGTTAAAGTTGAAAAGAATACTGTTTTCATGGAGGAGGTTTAATGAAAAAACGCTTTCCAGTTCCTTATAGTGATCCGCGCTGGTGGTGGGATCCACAATTCGGGGTCCTTTCTGCTTGCTTTGATTGTACACATTTTCAGGGAAGGATAAAAGGTAAGATTCGTTGCAAGGCGTTTCCTGATGGGATTCCTAAAGAAATCCTTTTGTCAGAAAAAATTATTCATAATAAGCCATATCCTGACGATCACGGTATACAGTTTGAACAATACAATGATTAGAGCATCGCGCATGTTTAGCGTGATGCTTTTTTCATACCATTTTCGCCTGTTGGAACCGTGTGGGCGGTAAAGCAAACGGTTCAAAATCGTGGTTCCTGACCCACGGTAAAAAAGGAAAACCAGAAAGGATGAATACTAAATGACCAAAGAAAAGCTGTTGGAATGGGGCCTGACTGAAGAACAGGCCGCAAAGGTAATGGAGGGCCTGAACGGTTCCTTTGTTACCAAGGCCCGGTTCAATGAGGTAAACACCGAATTGACCAAGGCCAAGGCCACGATCACGGAACGGGATGCCCAGCTTGAAACGCTGAAACAGGCTTCCGGTGACACCAAAGCCCTTCAGGATCAGATCACCCATCTTCAGGCCGACAACGCCGAGCAAAAGAAAAAGCATGAAGCGGAAATGAAGGCCCAGCGGATTGAAAGCGCCGTGGAAATGGCCCTGACTACCGCCAAGGCCAAGAACAACACCGCTGTTCGGGCGCTGATGGCTGACTTTATCAGCAAGGCTGAAATCGCCGAGGATGGAACGGTGAAGGGGCTGGATGATGAAGTGAAAAAGCTGTTAGAGGGCAAGGACACGGCTTTTCTTTTTGACAAAGCCCCGGAAAAGAAGTTCAAGGGAGCCAAGGCCGCTGAAAAGGGTGATCCTGCCGGTGACCCTACGGAAATGACCATTGAGAAGTTCCGGGCGCTTTCCCCCACTGAACGCTTGGATTTCTCCGTCAATCATCCTGACGAATACAAACAACTTTATGGAGGTAACGAGTAATGCCTAATACGCTGTATGACAACTTTTTCCTGTCCAACGAAATTGAAGATCAGTACAATTCCCACCTTGATCTTCTGTCCTTCTGCACCGTGGACAATGCCCTGACCGGCACCGCTGGCATGGTTCGCAAGATTCACAAGTACAAGGCCACCGATGGCACCGAGAAGCTGAAGATGGGCGTGGGCAACACCAAGACCATTGAAGCCGGTTACACCGAAAAGGAATACCGGATTCTTCTGGCGCAGAACCGTTTCCAGTATTATGACGAGGAAGCCATGACTGATCCTATGGTGATCACCACCGGAACCCGCCACGCTGGAACCGATCTGTTCAACACCGTCAACGCCGATATTTACGCCGCCTTCAATGAAGCCACCCTGACCGTTGTAACCACGGCCCTTGGGTTTGATGCCTTCGTGGATGGTGCTGCTATGCTGAACCTTGAAAATCTGGAAGGCGTGACCATTTTCGGCTTCGTCAATCCTGCTGATATGGCGGCGCTTCGGAAAGCCCTGAAGGACGATCTGAAATATGTGGAAGCCTTTGCCAAACAGGGTTATGTTGGCACCGTGGGCGGTATCAACATCTACACCAAGAAGGATGCCGCCAAGGGCAAGGTGGTTATTGCCACCAAGGAAGCCGTGACCGTGTTCAACAAAAAGGGAACGGAAGTGGAACAGGAGCGTGAAGGCAACATCCGCCGTTCCACCGTCTATTCCCGCAAGTATTACCTTGCGGCCATGACCAATGAAGCCAAGGCGGTTATGATCGTCACCGGTTCCGCCAAGGCCACCACCGACACCGCCGTAACGGAAGGAAAGACCTATTACAAGGCTTCCGGTGTGGGCTATGTGAAGGTGGAACCCGCTGAAGGCGACAACCCCAAAACCAGCGGTTGGTTCGAGATTACCGCCGCTTGATGGAAAGGCGGTGAACCCCGTTGCGGGAAGATGTTGTAACTTTGCTTGCGGCCCTTGGCGTGGCGGGGGCCGCTGAAAATCCGCTGTTGGATTTGGTGATCAATCAGGTTCAGTGGCGGATTAAAAACCTGACCAACCTTCAGGAAGTTCCTGAAGGGTTGGTTGGGCTTGCCGTTCAGATGGCGGCGGGTGAATTTCTGTCTATGCTGAAAGGTTCCGGGCAGTTGGAAGGGTTTGAACTGGAAGAAGCGGCAATTAAACAGATTCAGGAAGGGGATACCAACACGGTTTTTTCCGTTGGGGATGGGAGTTACACTCCAGAACAGCGGTTGGACAGCCTGATTGATTTTCTGATCAATGGGCGGGTTGGTGAAATCTACCGTTACAGGAAGATGGTGTGGTAATGACTCACCGGAAAGCCCTTGAACGGATGTGGCGGGGTCCGGGGTGGGGGTGTAACCAAGAGGAAACCACCGATCCCGCCACCCACCTGACTGATTTTGAAGAAAAGCCGCTTCTTGAAGATCAGCCCTGCAAGCTGTCTTTTGAAACCCTAACCGCTAACAGCGGGGATGAAGTCCCAATTGCCGCCCAAGCCGTGAAGCTGTTCCTGACCCCGGATGTGGATATCACCCCCGGCTGCAAAATCGTGGTGAAGCGGCTCAACAGCCTTGAACGGGAGTTCACTTTTACAAAATCCGGGATTGCCGGGGTGTTCACCAACCATCAGGAAATTCTTCTAACGGAATTCAAGGGATATGCTTAATGAGTAAACGGTGGGGGAAAACAGACTTCAAGCAACTAAAAGACCTTCACAAGAAACTGGAACGATTGTCAAAGGTTGAACTGGATGCGTTTTGCACCCAAGCTGCCAAAGACCTGGCAGGGCGCTTGCTTTCCAAGGTGAAGAAAAGAACCCCTGTGGTTTATGGCACCTTACGGGATGCGTGGGTGGTGATGCCCGTGAGCCGTCGCGGGGATCATTATACTGTGGTCGTGATCAATAATCTTCGTTATGCGTCCTATGTGGAGTATGGACACCGGCAAGAGCCGGGGCGGTTCATCCCCGGCTACTGGGAGGGTGAACGGTTCGTGTATGACCCAGACGCAGACGGCGGGATGGTGCTGAAAAGCCCGTGGGTGGAAGGGCGGTTCATGC